AAGTTAGTATTTAAAAATTTTTTAATAAAGTTTGGACGTGTCTAAATCACGTACAAATCACGTCCAAATTATTTCTATAACAATTAAAATTAAATATTATCTGTTCCCTCATAAACCGCTTTGATTGCGAATAAGAGTGAAGTTTCAAGATTTGTTATTGCAATGCTTCGCAATCGTCCATCCATAATGGATGAATTCTTTGCGAAAGTATCAAAAATTTCTGCAAAATTTTTTCTGATTTCTTGCATTTCGTTTGTTTCATTTAAAAATCGTTCGTTGATTCCAGCGAATTTTTTCGCTTCGTGCGAAATGTGGTCAGTATTTGTCATGATTGATAAAAATTTTTAAAAATTAAATATTATTTTTTAGGTGGAAAATCATCTTTTTCAGCGTCCACCATTTTTTTAAGAACGCCTTCAAATGTACTTCAGATTTTCTGCAATACGAATGTTACTGCGTCTACTTCTTTAACTGCTTGTCCTGTACGAAAGCAATAGATATTTTGAATAATTGAATAGGCTTCTGCAATAATAATCGCTGAAAGAATTGTCTTGATATAAAATTGCTCAAACACATCGACGGAACGAAGTACAAATGCAACTGTAAAAATAAAAATAATTGTGGTGATTTTTTTCAACAATCCAAGCCAGGCTCTACCACTTTCAATCTTTGAACGGTCAAGAGCGTATTGCTTCATAACTCCTGTGATGAAGTCGAAAAGCATAAGCACGGCAAGGATTTTGAGTTGTTCTTTCGGCAGCCCGAGATAATTAAAAAATCACGCTGCGCACAAGTACACCCACCAGTTAGTTGATACAATAGTTTCCATAAGTTTTATTTAGTTATTTTTCCACGCCACCCATCCACCAATCCGAACACCCAGATACACACACGCACGAGTAATCCATCACGCACCCTCTACTTTCATTGCCTTATAGAGCATTTTGTCGCAGTCTTTGCGTGAGTATTCGTAGTATATCTCTTTATATGTATATATTTTTCCTTTTTGATGGTACAGATAGTCGTGCAAGATGTATGCAAGATACTGTGTGGGATTGAAGAATATCCAGAGTATCTGTGGAATACTTCCCATATCTGTTATAAATCCCGAAGGGACTTTTATTTTTTGACACTCAAATAGTGTTCAGTAGACGACTTCCCATATAAACATATTTTCCACAATCCATTTGTTTGTGTTAGATTGTTTTATAAGAGAGCCATTTTGAAAAAGTGCGACTGCGGTAGTGTATTTCATAATTACTGAGCTTTAAAATATTCTATTTGGATTTCTGCGTAGTCTTCCAGATAGAAAACAAAACAAGGACTAAATTGGTCAAATTGTCGAATATATTCAAGTGTAAAAGGCTTGGTAGAAAAATTGTTGTACATATCTCCAGTGGCCTTTACAGAGTATTGTAACATTTTGGTGGTTCAAATATATTTAAAGCCTATATAGGTAAATGTGAGCGTAAAATTTATGATAGTATTTCCATATTCTATCAGGCTAATATCGCGAGAATTGCCGTATATTTTTAGGTTACGATATCTTGTATCAATCCCATTTTGGAAGTAAATTTCCACTCTATTTCCGTCATAATTTCAGACGCCTACTTGCGCCCAAGGAAGTCGCCCAAACTCGCTATTTTGAATAGTACCTTTAATTTCTACAATTTTCGGATTTTCAATCCCAATAGGAAGAGCGAAACGACGCTGCTGAGTTCTCATTGTATTATTGTAGAGGTCTACATATCGTTCTTCTACGTTTGAAACTTGGTCTCTAAGCGCTCTTTTAATATCCGCCTGGCTTCGGAAATAATACTCCAAAACTTTCCCTCCATACACTTTTTCCGTGCCAATGTAGACTTCTTGTATTTTCTGATTACCAATATAAATTTCTTTGGCATTCAGATTTCAGATATTGATTGACATGTTATTTTAATTTATCAATTAAAGCCTTTGCTTTCTGGAAAAGTGGCAATGCCTTAGGCGGAAAAGCGTCAGGAAGGATTTGTGCACCTTGGAATTTTTTTCCTCCAAGATGAACCTTGTTCTGGATTTCCCCAAGAATATGGAAAGCAACAATAAGCTTTTCGTCCATCACAACTCGTGGTGTTTCCAAGAATTGGTCTACTTGAAGTTGGTAGCTCTGTTCAAGCTGTGTTTTTTCTTCTTTTTCTGTATCTGTCAGAGTTGTTTTTTCCAGAAGCTCTTTAAGCCGTTTAGGCTGCTCTGGATATTCAGCATTTAAATCCTCTTGCGACCAATATATTTTGGCGTGTTGAACATCAACGTCAAGTGGTTCAGCGTTGTTGTCCATCGCCTCTTTGCTTGCATAGCCTGACATAATTGACTGAGCTTTCATCGCATTGTAATCAATGGAAATACCGGTTGCCTTCCAGTCAGTGACTTCCACTAATTGCGCATTTTTTATATTTTTAGTTTTGAGTGCCATAAGTTATTCGGTAATAAAATAAATTACACTGTTCGCTTTGATAGCGAGGGCGTCGTATTGTGCTTTCGTCATTTTTATAATAGTTGGATATTGTCCCAATCCGTTTGCACAAACAGGTTCGTGTCCTTGGTAGAAATCTTGAAGAATTTGTCCATTGGCATATATTCCGAATTTTCCAGTATCGAAATGATGAAAGCCAGTTTTCCCATCTCCAATTGCAAGCGAGATGGTTGGCGCTTCTCACTCGGTTTTTCTATTGGCGAATACTTGCCCCCCAACCAACAACCAATCAGGTATCATCACTTTCCCATTGACAGTCACCTCAAAAAGAACTTTCGTCCAAGCACCATCCACAACTTGAAATTTTTGATTGCTTGCATCTCCCTTCCCAAATTGGAAGACTACGCTTCCTTCTCCTCTATCTGTAGCTCGTCCAACGCGTGCTTTGGTGCTTTGGTTTGCGGCTGGCGCATAATCTCCGAATTGTAGAGCATTATTGAGGATTTGGTCACCAGAGAAGGAATTTCCACCTACAAGGTTTGCCTTTCCTGAAATGTCTTGCTTTGCAATAGGAACTTCCTGCCAAGCAGACCAATTCTTTAGAAAATTATAATAACGGCGTATCCATCTCGACTGCAAATCATAGTCTATAATCTCCTGTATAAATCCAGCAGATTTATATGATATTAGTGTAAATGCTCGCCTAATTGGAGTATTACTCAAAGTAGCAGACTTACTATTAGTTTCCGAAACAAACCAACCATCTTCTAGAATTGTGTTTAGGTCGGTGTTTTCAGGAATTGATTTAGTTCTTCCAATATGGTCTGTGTATTCTTTATAACCAGCAGAGCCATTGTATACATAAATCTTTCTAGTAGACTGTTCAAAATAGATTTTTTTTGTGTCTCCTTGTGCTGGGAAAGTTGATTTTTCCCAATGTACTAAAACATCAGAAGGAGGAAGATATCTATTTGGCAATGCTCCGTTTTCAAGAATAGCAACACCATTTGGAGCGTCTTTTTCTGATTTATCCAGTTTATCGTCAAGTTTCGTCTGTAAATCTGTTATTTGGCCTATCGTATGTGTATGTTCCTTTCTTGCATAACCAGAAAGGTCAATATTCGGCGTGGCATTCTGGATTTTTGCGTCTACTTCCGATTTTCCATACACATCAAGGTTTTTTCTGGCTTCTGTTTTATTGGTGAGGTCAGAGAGATTATTGGATTTAATCATATCGCCTGCACCTGTTCCATCTGCACCATCTTGCAGTTGGAAATTATGTGAAGTACCATCAGTTTTCTCAATAGTGACAGTAGTGGTTTTTCCTGATTTTTTTGAAGTGATGGTTTTTACACCTATTCAGGGTTCGCCTTTTTGTCCTTGTGCGCCATCTCGCCCAGGGTTTCCATCGTTTCCTTGGGGTCATTGCATTCCCTGTTCTCCTTTGGGTCAGATAGGTCAGCGTTCACCTTGAGGTCAAGTTGGTCAACGCTCACCATTCTTTCAGGGTTCTCATTGTATGCCCTGTATTCCTTGTGGTCATTGGGGTCATTGTTCGCCTCTATCACCTTTTGGTCATCGTATGAGTTCGCCCTTTACCCTACTGACAATTCCACCATTTGAAGCATCCAAGATAATGGCTTCATCATTTTCTGTTAATGGTGTAGTTTTCAGTGGTAAATCCGTATATTTAATATCAGTCATATAAAAAAATTATCTTGTAGTTTTCCACCTTGTTGGTGTATCGTAAAAATTTCCAGTGTGAAAAAGAATTTTTTTTCCTTTTTCATTTGCTAATTTTCCCAGTTGTGTGAGAAAATAGGAAAGGTCTGATTGTGTTCATTTTCGCTGTCGCCAAGAATTTTTTCTGGAAATTCTTGCAGTATATCTAGTTTTCATTGGAAAGTTGGGAAATAGTAGAAATCGACACTCCTGCGATATCATCAAGTGATATATCTTGAATTGTGTTAAGTTCAATAGCGCGCAGAAAGTCTTCGCGTCATTGCGCATAATATTGAGCACACTGAATGAATTGTACAGCCTGATTATCATTTAAATCAAGGCGAATAAGAGCGTCACCAAGTTGCATTCTCTGATGCTGTTCAACTTTTTTGAGTGCTTCGTATCAGGGATGATTTTTGAGCGCTTTGAGCGCCTTTTTTTCATCATCAGTCAGTGATGTAGTATTGAAGTTAATCATATTATCAAGCGATTAAAGAAGTAGATTGATCGTTTAATTGGGAATTGACAGTACTCATTGCCATTGCCGTGCTTGTTGGGTCTGCCTGAGCCTGCATTGGTTGCCCTACTTGCTGTTCACCAAGCGCAATCATTAAGTCCATAATTTGAGCAATAGCGCGATCTCTCGCATTCGTAGGAAGTGCGGTTTTGTAGATATTTAGGAAAGTTTGTGGGTCTTCCCCTTGCTCCAAATCCATCACATCAATATTGTTATTTAGCAATTCCAAATTCATACGCGCTTTGATTTCGCTGACAGTTTCAGGAATATAAACTTTTGAGTCCATTTCATAAATATCCAGAGTATCGAGCAATTTGCGCAAAAACTCATTCATTGCATATTCACTTTTCATATTCGGAAGAATATGTCCAGCGACTGCGTTCAATTTTGCATAATCTGCCTCATTTCGCTTCTTAATATCACTTTTTGACTGAACGGTTACAATCATCTTTCCATCAGTCACAAACTCGTTTTTGGTCAGGAATTGTGATACGGATTTTCCATTTTTATAGAGCGCTACATTCTTTTTTCCTTTCGGAGGCATATACAATTCGTATGCTTCCATATGTGCTTTCCAATACTCTTCTTCACCGCGCAAATAGTTGTTTTTTTCTTCCAAGAGGAGTTGATTTGTATTCTGCATCAATGTTTGCACTTCAGACTTTGTTTGTGCACCATTAAGTGATTGCCCAAATGCCAATGCCGTTGCTCCTGTGTTTCCTTCTGCACGATTTTCCAACTCCTGGATCATTTGTGTTGGAAACTGTGAAGGATTTGGTTGTTGATCATAAAAGATATTTGCACCGATATTTCCATTAACAGGATTCACAGGAATAATTCGTCCACCAATTGGCTTATTCTGCAACGAGGCAATATCAATACCAAGGTTAGCATTTACAAATTTATCAGGTCAAAGTGCGGCAGTTCTTGCCTGAATAAGTTGCAAATTACTGAGTATAGTGACAGCATCTTGATATTGCAATATTTCATCAGCTTGCGATGCTCCAAATGTTGAGCCATAAAGAGGAAATCGGCGATGCAATTGTATTGGGTATTTTGTTTGTGATGGTTTTTTTAATTCTTTTTCTGAACATTCTCCAATTTCCACACAACGAATGAGTTGACTTCTTTCATTGATCCAAGTTGTCAAATATTTTTTACCATCATATGTTGTAAAATGATCATACACATCACAGAGTTTTTCATCATCTTGATATTGATAGCCTTTTTGTGAACGCTCAATGTCCGTCATTTTGAAATCTTTTGAAAGTGCCTCAAAATCTGATATTGTGTAAGCCTTGTTCTTTTTGAGCGTATCAATATGCACACGACGCGTAAAACCAAAAAATCTACCGCGTGAACCTGTCCAGTTATCAGGATCAGGAATAATTGAAAGTGGGTTGATGTTGTCACTGATGGGCTGGTTTTCTTCTGTATCAAATCCATCAATTACTGTAATTGAAAGCCCATAAAGCGCATTTTCAAAAATAATTCGGCGGCGCATATCAACAATATTCATGTCATTATCATCATACTCGCGCACTAATTCGGCATTACGCATAATTTCATCTGACAATACTCATTTTTCAGACACAAATGTTACCATTGGATCATCTGTCAAATAAAGTGACATTGCGAGTTTGATATTTTTATAAAGCAGGTTGATTTGAACCGTTCCACGCTTTACATCACGCTGAATAAGTTTGTTGAGAACCTTTTTTTTAGCATCAACAGCATCTTTCACATGATTGTAACCAAGTTCATATTCGCGTTGTACCTGTTCTTGCAAGACTTCTTGCATTTTTTGTAGTTTAGATTCAGTCATAATTTGGAATAAATATTTTTCTAGCATTTTGATTTATGGAAACGCTTTCAAGAATTGATACTGCTTGCGAACAAGCATCTATCATATCATCATGTTTTCAGTTTGGAAATCTTACCAGTTCCACCTCATAATCATTGATATTTGCCCCCTTAATGTGTGTCATTCGTCCACTTGCATAAATTGGTTGCAGTATTGTGCGTATTCTCGCTTCTTTTTCTCCGCGTGGCGTGACTTCTTCAAGATTAAAATAAAAATCTATTTGGCGCATTCTGTCTTTTATGGCATTTGCGAGCATTTTCTGATATTGTACCACTTCAATACCAACTTTATAGACCTGTCCTTTGTTATACCAATATTTCGCCGTTTCAAATAATTCTTGAATGATCATATCAGGCGTCATCCTTCATTTTTTTACTTCCAGCAAATAATAAAAGTTGCTCATTGTGTCTATTGCAACGGTTACAATAGCAGAATTGTCAGCCTCTTGTTTCTGGCTAATTGCAGGATCAAGAAAACTTGCAATTTGAAAGCGATTCAATTTTTCTGCAATATCGCTCATTTCAGCATAACGGAAATAATCTTTTTTAAATTCTCAATTTCCATCTGAAAATGGCTCTTGCTGATACTGAGAATAGAAGAATATAGGATTTTGTTCTTTGATTTCATTGAAATATTCTGCTGAAAATTTTTCCTTCCAAAAACTCTCTCAATTTGCATCAATGGCCGGAATTTTCAGAACTTCCCATTTTTCACCCTCTCGTTCCAGAATTTCGCCAATCAAATCGTCCTCACGCCACCGCTGCATAATAATAATTTGCTTTGCTTGGTCATTTTGACGACGCGATAGAAAAGTAGACCAATACCAATCGCTCACTGTTTTTCGAATAGTGGAACTTTCAGCATCTTGGCGTGTTGCGTATGGATCATCAATAACAAGAATATTACCGCCTTTACCAGTAATACCACCTCCAACACCATAAATCGCAAATTCTCCACCTTTTTCAATATTCCAATTATGAACTGCTCAACTATCGCCAGCAATTACTGTTCTTGGAAATATTCGTTGATATTCTGGACTATTTATTCTGTTACGAATATTTCGAGAAAATCATTGCAATAGGCTCAATGAATGTCAAGTATACAAAATATCTGTATTTGGCACTTTTCAGAGCATATAAGCAATAAACTCCTGCATAATTCGGCTCTTTCCTGCGCGCGGTGGCATACAAATTGCCAAATTCTGGATTTCCCCATTCATTAGCCGAATCAAAGCATTGGCAATAATTTCATGATGTGGGGAAATTGTAAAAAATTGATCATTGAAAACGCAAAAAGACAAGAAATCATTTCTTGCCATTTCTTCAAAGAATGCATTTTCAACCTTATTCATGTATATATCGTTGTGCAATTAGTTTTTTTTGTTCAGGCGTTAGTTCGTTTGTAACTTCCAAATTTGTATTGATATTTTTATTTTCTGTTATTGAACGAAGATTGAAATCAGAAAATTTGCGTTCAATAATCCATGCAAACCTTTGCCATTGTGCAGGTTCTGATTGCAATCTTCTAAATAATTCTCGCTTCTGTTGAGTAAGCGCCTGTTTATAAAGCCGACAAAACTCCTGAAAAATAGGGCTTTCTTCTTCTTTGTTTTTCCAACGTTCAAAAGTTCTATTACTAATTTTTGCATTCTCTTTGAGAAGTGAATTGCACTGGAATAACAACTCATCATCAGTCATTGAAATAACATCAAAAGGATTAGCTTCAATAACTTTCTGAAATGCGTTCACAAAGTTCGTCATCTTCGGAGGTCTTCAGCCCTTATTCTTCTTGATAGTTTGCTTCATACATTTGTTGAGGGATAAAAATTATTTTTCCATCTTTTTTTTGCCATTTCCCAGCAAGAATTTCTGACTTACTGTATCATTGCGCAAGAAAATTTACCACTTCGTCAGCATTCAATCCGTGTGCAAGTGTAGCCTGTTCAAAAATTTCTTTGCGAATAAATTGTTTGCCGTATTTTTTCCCATAACGACGAATTGCTGTTTTTGAAGAAATTTTGTATTTTTTGCAAAAATTCCTCAATGTATTGACATGGTATTCAAAGATGGTTTGACGAGAGTTCATAAGGGAATTATAGTTACAATTTAGAAAATACTTTTTTGCTTTCCTATTGGAAGCATAACAAAAAATCCCCAGCATTCGCTGAGGATGGATCGAGATGATTTGCTAGTTTTTCCATAAGTTATAAAAAATAAAATGGTGCCCATTTTTTGGACATAAAAAAACACGCCGGGGGCGTGTTAGAAATTCGGCTCAATGCCGCGTTCTCTGAGTTCTTGCCGTACGGCGTGCAATTCTTCATTCTCGCAATAATTCTTGATATCTTCGTCGTCCAAATCCGTATCCAAAAATACTATCGGCTCAATAACCTCAGAATAGAGAAAATGTGTGCAATAATCATCGATTTCGTCAATAATAGATTCGAGCCAAGTATCATTATTCGACACGCTCAATTCATCAACGAAATTTGATGCAAGCATTTTATGAATTTTTTCGAAATCTTCCTGATCGCAATTGTGACCGATCCAAGCAATAGTAGGCGTGTGAAGCTCGTAAATCATACGCGCCAAGTGCTTATAGTTTTTGTTTTGCATTTTGAAAAAATAAAAAATTAAATTATAAATAAAATAAAACTCTCACAAGGAGAGTGGTGACAACAATACTTTGTCTGTTTGGGCTTATAGCATATACTTTTCCGTATTCATCATCACCCTCACGATGAGGGGATTTTATTCAACAAAATATCCTTCTTCTGTTTCCTCTGCTAACACTTCTATTTTCTTGATTCAATAATCATACGCATCAGTTTTTTGTATTGCTGAATCAATTGAATCAGCAATTATATAGACAATTTTATTGTCGAAAAATTCAATTTTGTAAAGTAACATAAAAAATTAGTTATTAAGTAAATTTTTTTTCAAAATTCCAATCTTCAATTTTTCAGTTCTCATCGATATTCATTATGATATAATCGCCATATCAAGGTTCGGTCGGACAGAGAAAGATTGGTACATATTCATCATAATAGCCTTCAATCATGGAATTATTGTCGTCATATAATTCCAAAGAACACTCATCACATACTTTGTAATGAATTTTTGCAATTTTTCATTGTTCCCAATTTTCAATAATTCCAGTTTTCGTGTCAATAATTGGACACCATTGATCTCATTTTTTACAAGGAATATTATCTCCGTTTTCTGTATCATGATGTCAATTTACTTCCGCATCTTCCCAGTATCGTACATTGGCATAAATATGTAATTTCATAGAAATGAAGGTTATGAATTAAAATATCATTTATCTTTAAAGATATTGTCCCACAATGCTCAAAAGCAAATCTTTTGAATCTGTGAATTTCAATCGAGTTTGACATATGCAAATCAGTTTTTTTCGTCAACTGATATCACTTCTCAATTGCCTGTGCTCATTTGAAACTTATTTCCCTTTTTAGGGATTTGATTTTTTCTATTGTCGAAAATATGAGGCAAATCAATAATCTTATAAATATCAATACTTTCTGTTTCCAGATTCTGCAATAATTGATATGCTGAATCGTTGTCGATTTTATCTTCTATTGCTTGAATAGCTTCTTCTTCAGTGTAACTATCTTCTAACTCCAACTCCAGAGTTCAGTATAGCTTACA